GCATAAAGTTTCTTTTTTTACCAAGAAGCATTTTTTCATCATAATAAAAGTATTTGATTTGGGGTATATCCTTTATAAGATCTTCAATAGGATCAGTTCCATCATCGATAATAATCCATTCAATTCTATCTTTGGGATATGTTTGATGTTCAAAGCATTTTATTAAAAATGGAATAAAAGGTCTTCTGTTAAATGTCGGAGTGCACAAACTAACAAATGGAAATACCTTTGTTTTTTCTTTATTCTTATTTTTATTTTTACCCATACTTATTAATAGTAATTAATATTTAAATTGTTTATTGTTTCAATAATTAAACAAATCTTATATTATATTTTTTTGTTTTTCCTTTTCCTTTTCCCTTTTTTCCACCATTTTGTATTGGAAATTGATTGTCAGGGTCATCAAATCGTGATGTATATTCTGGTGCGGTTACTGTTTCTGTTAGTTGTTTAATATCATTATTCATTAATGGTGCCGATGGAGGCGGATTAATATTATTTTCATTATAATCTGATATAGCCATTAATGGTGCTGATGGAGGCGGATTAATATTATTTTCATTATAATCTGATATAGCCATTAATGGTGCTGATGGAGGCGGACTAACATTATTTTCATATGCTGGTGGACTAACATTATTTTCATATGCTGGTGGACTAACATTATTTTCATATGCTGGTGGACTAACATTATTTTCATATGCTGGTGGAGCAACATTATTTTCATATGCCGGTGGAGCAACATTATTTTCACCACCAACTTCCTTAGGTTTTGTCAATTCTCTATATTCACCAGCTTTAATTTTGTTTTCTATTTTTGGGTCATCGATAGGTATAGGTTTACATATTTCAACTAATTCAGGATGTTTTAAATTTACAGGGTTAACAGATAATTGTTTTATATTTTGTCTTATTTTTTTGCCAAAACCATCATCTGATGTAGGCATTTCATTTGTATAAAATCCCATAAAATATGCAAAAGCTATAGCTAACACAATACCAACAATAGAATTACTTCCTAAATATGTAATTCCATTTGAAAATAAGCTCATTGTTGCAAGAATAATAAAGAAAAATTGTTTATATGCAAATGTATTTTTAATAAAATCACCGATATTCATTGGCTTATTTATTGATTTTACTTTATATGTAGCAAATAATGGAGATATTAATCCATAAAATGTAAAAAATGCTGGTGTTATAAATATAGATATTAGTCCAATCCACCACCAAATAAAACAAAATAATAATAATTTTACACTAAAAAAACTAATATCTTCGTTTGATTCCCATAATACTGGAATATCAGGATTGGCTATAAAATAACTATCAGGCATTTTAGAAGATTCTTTTCTAAATAATTCAGGTATGCTTATTATATGATAAAAAATGCTAATACAAACATTAAAAAAATATAATGCAATCCATAAAAATATTCCAAAAAATCCATAAATAAACATAATAGCTGACTCAGGAAGGTAACTTAAATAATAAAAAATAGTATTTATCGCAAGAAAGTTTTTAGCAACAATATTATCATAAACAGAAGAGAAAAATAATGAAGCACTTGCTGACAAACCTCCCTTAGGATCATTAGCGTTTTTTTTTAAAGAACATAAAAAACTCTTATTAAAACTGTCTAAATATTCTTGAGAATTAAAAGTAGCTTTTTGTGATAATGTATCTTTACTTTCAGAAAAAAAAGATGGTCTCATAATATTTATATCAATTGGTTCATCTTTAACTATTCGATCAAAAACGGTATAAGGTGCTAATTCAATATTATCAGGTAAAATATTTGCTTGAGCAACCTTGGTTGTATATAATCCAAATGTTCCAATAACAAAAATAGTTATTCCAATAGTAAAAATAATACTTAATAAATAATTTATAATAAAATTTTTAAAATCAGCAGAAGTAATTGAAGTGGTTGTTTCTTCGTGTTTCTTTTCATCAATAGCGCTAGTATCTTCAGTTGTTGACATTAGTTATAATAAATATATATTAAATTATTATAATACTTATTTATTTTCTTCAAAATTTTATTTGCTTTAAATATAAATAAAATCTAAATTGTATATATGGCACTCGATTTTAAATATACAATAATATATATATTTTTATGTTTATTTTTATTTAGGTTTATCATAAAATATGGTTCTTCAGTTTGTAGCAGTTTTAAAGAGGGACTAACAGACTTTGAAAAATATTCGCAACAAGTAATACCTTATCCGGAAGATGCTCAAATAAATTATAATGATTTGAATTCACCTCAATATAGTCACTCTGTTAACTTACCTATTAATGATCCTGTTAGTTGTAAGAATTTTTGTGGACCAAATGCTAAATGTTTACTAACAAAAGAACAGTGTACGTCTGATATAGATTGTCAAGGTTGTAATCCTGGACCTACAAAACAAACAGAGTGTCAAACAAAGGATGTAGACCCATATGATGGAGCTGGTAAAGGATTACAACATAGTCCATTAACTACAGGTTATAATAATCATAATGTTAATTTTGCGCAAATATATCCAGATTCAAAAGATGCTCAAATAAGGAGACCATACGAAGGGTTGGATCAGTGGACTGATTCGTTTAATAAAGGATTAGAATTGTATAATAAAAAAAGAGGTATTGCGGATAAGTATAATACAGATACAACAACGGATACAAATACAAATATAACATCATTTGAAACAAAATATCCTACAACCATATCAGCAACAGGACTATTTTATGAGACGACACCACCCGCGTCAAATGCGAGCCTTTTTAAGTAGCATAAGTTAAACCAACATTACCCCCAATAAAATGTACCATATTTATTCTTTCTTCGAACAGATGTAAATCAAAATTATAATCGTATATCCTCCATGACGATTTATTAATTCCTATGATTGAACCCGTTTCCGGGTCACAAATAGTCAAACTTTGTGCGAATGGGTCTAATGGAGGAATAATGGTTGTAAATTCTAATTCAATTTGATTAAACCGGCTCATATTTATAGCACCCGATGGTTGTAAATCGGTATTATTTGAATGAAGACTAAAATTATAACAATATAATCCAGATGGGGCATTACCAGTAGTTCTTATATATTTTTCAATAAAATCGAAAACTCCGGCTGGTTGTATATTTTCTCTGTAAGAGCCGTCCAATAAGATTCCCATAGCAATTAATATTAATTTATCATTCTGAGGATTATATGCTTGATTAATTACAATACCTGTTAGTGTTCCATCTGGATTTACACCGGGGCCAATATTTACTGGAGTTAATATTCCATTTATTGTTCTATAAATTGTATAACTTCCTGAGGTGGGAGCTTGTGTTACATTCAACGGTAAATAATTATATGGCCAATTTGTGTAATTGGACCATTCGTTTCTTAAATTAGCATCACTACGTTGAAAATAAAACAACCAATTGGAAACCATACCTAATGAATCCAATTGTACTTTATTTGGTCCAGTAACATTTGGAATTATTCTTTCATAAACCTGTTTAATTAAATATTTTTGTTCATTAACTGCAAATAATCGTTGTTCATCATTCGATAAAAAACAATAAGTACAATTTAAATGGACGTCAGAATTCCATAATGTTCTCTGATCAGAATATGAGTTAATATCAATAACAACATCGGGGGGAGGTTGTAAAAAGCGATAAAATTGCATATACCATAAATTAAAATTAGGAGATACATTTGGATAGTTATTAGTAGCATCAAATACATCACGAATAGTAAATAATTGATTAATTGGTCTAAATGTAATATTTATATGTAATTCATTGTATTGAAGGGATGTTAAAGGAAATGCCATTTGTGATTTTAATCCAAACCAACTATTTAATGGTATGTATAAAATTCGGCCTCTTATAGAAGGTTCTGAGCCGGCTAAATCTCCTGTAAAATAAGCATTTGGATATGAGTTAACACGAGAATTTGAATTAGCGGGATCTGTTAGTTCGGGAACTTGACCGGTCATTTTATTAAATAATTCTTTTTTATCAAAATTAAAATCGCGTTGAACAGAAGCCAATAAATAATCACCGGAATATTCTTGTAATGTAAAATTTCCGCAAGTTATACTAATTTTTGAAATCATTTTGGCGCCAATATTTTCTATCCATTTAAACTCATATGGAGCCCATTGTTCGATATTTCCTAGTCCCTGTGAGGTGGTTTGTTCAGTAATTTGTTGGGGTGGAAGAATAGGGCTCCAAATATTTGGTAAAGCAACAGATATGTAGCAATCCATTAAAAGATCAGCATATCTAGGTATTTTAAATGTTAAACTGGATTCTTCTGTTAATCGTAGTGTTTTAGATCCTTCATAATCTACTCTGAATTTCTGAAGGCCAAAATTAGTATATTGATGAAAAGTTGATTTAAAAAACGATTTAGTTGGATTTCCGTTAAGTATTATATTTTGTTGTCCTTGACTAACTAATTGTAAAAGTCCACCAGGCATTTTTATGCTATAATAATATATATATATATTTATTTAATTACTTATTCGTCATTATATAATTTATTTGTTTTTAGTATTTGTAAAATATTTATAAATTATTTCGCTATACTTTTTATTTATTTTATTATAAAAAGTATATATATTATATGACCACTTCAGAAACTATAAAAAAAACGATGAATTCACTTTCCCAATTAAAAACAAATCTTTATGAGCCATTATTAATTAGTATTATCACATTTATATTTGTTATAATTATGCTTTTAATTATTTTTTCTTATATTCGATTAAGAGGTCGAAATTGTAATGTTATGGATTCTATTTATGGTAATCTAAATGGAAAAATCAGATCAATAGATAATAATGAAAAATTTAATTATACATTTAAAGATTATTATATTAAGTCAGCTTATAATTGTTGTAGTGGAGGAAATTATAAAAACGATTTTGTCGATCTTTGTATTATGAAAGATTTATTAAAACAAGGTGTTAGATGTCTCGATTTCGAAATTTTTTCTATAGATGATCAACCTGTTATAGCAACTTCAACAAGTGATAGTTTTTATATTAAAGAAACATTTAATTATATTGATTTTGTTAATGCAATGAATGTTATTCGTGACTATGCTTTTTCAACATCAACAGCTCCTAATTCTGCGGATCCAATAATTATTCATCTTCGTATTAAAAGTACAAATCAAACCATGTATCAAAATTTTGCTTTACTCTTAGAAAATTATAATTCTATTTTATTAGGTAAAGAATATGATTCTGAATATCAAGGTCAAAACTTTGGTAATGTTGAATTAAGAAATCTAATGGGTAAAGTTGTCATTATTGTTGAAAAAAATAATTCAGCAGTTTTAGAATGTCCAGAGTTTTATAAATTTATTAATATGACAAGTAAATCTGTTTTTATGAGATTATATCATTATTATGAGATTAGATATCCTCCATCTACGGAGGAAATGGTTAATTATAATAAACAAAATATGACAATTGGAATCCCCGATAAAGGAACCGATCCTGAAAATCCAAGTGCAATAGTTATGCGGGAATTGGGATGCCAACTTTTAGCAATGAGATATTCAGAGTTAGATGTTAATATTGAGGAAAATAATATGTTTTTTGATAATAATGGATATGCATTTGTTTTAAAACCTATACATTTACGTTATATTCCGGATACTATTCCATTACCTCCTCCACAAAACCCCGAATTAGCTTTTGCAGAGAGAACTGTACAATCAGATTTTTATAAGTTTAATATCTAATTATTATACCTTTAAAAAGGTATAGCCAAAATATATACCTTTTAAAAAGGTATAGCCAAAATTTATAGACATTTGAAAAAATGTATAGCCAAAATATATATTAGAAAAAGTTTTTAAATATATATTTTTA